CAGCTTGAGGAATGAGATGAAGGGCGCCCATACGTATCGCCCATCAGCGACACACGGGACAAATTGCCCTTTCAAGAAGAGAGGTTGTGAGGGGTCAGTGAAAGGCCCATCGGGAGTCGTGGCAAACCCCCAGCTCTGATAATGAGCTATCATGCGTTCAAACACGAACGCGCCACCCGAAGCGACCCAGGCAGAGGCGAAGACAAGCATACTCGAGAGGGTGTTTCCCAGTGTGGTGAGTCGCGAGCCAGTCGGCAAATACGGCGTGTTTAGCGTGAACGCGCCTCGCATGCCTGAGTCGTTGAAAGCCCACTCTGTCGTCATCGGCCCGGCAAGGGCGGCAACAGATGCAGGAGTAAGTCCGAGGTAACCTAGAGCCTCATATACCATGTTCATCGCGCACTCTTGTCCCTTAGTGCGTGAATAGTACGAGCAGGTGTCGAAGGCTGAGAAGTCAGTGCCAGCGTACAAAGGCGTGTAGCGCCCGGTGATACCGCGCCCATCGGGATGGGGGTAGATGATGTACGTGTCGTCACCGAGATGAAGCGAACACACCCGGCCATCCAACTCAACGAGCTCACGAGACTCGTTAAACCACGCTGACCAAGACTCCCACGTTCCGCCGCATGCGAAACTGGGGTGCCAGACGTTGTCGCGGTACCGAATGGGGGTCACGTTGCGATGGTGCAGGAAAGCTTCAGTCGCCTCCGACATGACGTCGGTGGTGTAGACATTGCTCTCCATGCTCGCGACTATGAGTGGACGGCTCTCCTTGTTCACAGGGAGAATCTCGTCATCCTTGTGACGGATGGATACTCGATCGGTGTTGCGGTTGAAGGGGGTGGTAGACGCCATCCGCTCCGAAATCGCTGCGTAGGCAGCGCGGAGACGGTGATGTTGCAGACGACCAGCTGTGTGGACAGGGTCCTGATGCAACGCATTCCTGCGCGGCCCCAGTAGTTGTCCCCAGACTTGGCGGGCATGTTTTAAGCCCCCCGCTTGGGCTTCCTTAGTGGCCACCATTGGCTTGAACACGCGCTTCATCATCATACGGACGAACGCGTTCTTGCCTACGGGCGTTGGGGAGAGGGGTAACGCCCTGAAACACCAACAATAGTAGGGAATCTTGTCAGCGGGCGCGTTGTGATAGCGCTCGATGAAGTACTCCCTGATGTCCCCGGCGTACGACTTGGGAGGTATGGCAGGCCGCAGGGCGGCCCACGTTTCCTCGCTAAAGTCTGGCTCGGGCTTGGTGAGACGGGGTGTCTGGCGCACCCGCAGTCGCGGCTCCTCCGGAGCCCGCTTTGGCGGATGTCGACCAAAAGTGATGAAGATGCACAGCACCACGATAGTGGAGACACAGGTCCATACGCGTTCCTCGCGCGTTTCGTAGAACCAGAGTGCCAACACAGACGCTATGCCGGTAATGGTGAAGAGGGTTGCCCAGAGATACGTCATGTAAAGCGCGCAGACGAATGTGTGCGCGTGGAGAACCGCCGTGCCGTAAAGGTGGCGGGAATGACGATCTAAGTCGGCCCAGGCGTTGACGGCGTCAGCGCTCGCTTTCCTTCTGCTAATAAAGTAGGCGAACGTGTCACTAGCGATATGTTCCACTTCCAGGTTGCCTCGCTTGGCGACGCCGTATCCGCGGCTGATAATGGCTGCAAATATCTCCTTCTTTGCAGTAGCCTCGTTCCATGTGTCAGTCTCCTTCGAGTAGAGGTAGGGCGCTCCGTGCTTAGCGTAAGCGTCCATGTCGACGTGAAGGTGTAGCGGTGCGTACGTGAACGGGTGACGAAACCGTTGGTAATATGACCGCGAGATGGGGTTAGGCACGTGCGTTACGCGCGGGTGAAGAGGGGACCGACCAGAAAAAGTTATCAGTCCCAACTCGACACCATCAGCTACCAAGCGCCTTCCAGAACTTGGTTTGCCTACGCGCAAGCGTGCTCGCCGCGTGTGCATGACACCGGCTTCATACCACCATCCCAAACGTGCCGGCCCGACGTTGCCTAGCTCTCCTGGCGTGTCGAACGCAATTGCGTTGAGGTCGGTTGCCCACTCGCCCGATGGATCAGGTCTGACGAGTGAAGCGGCTTCAAGGGCTGCGAGCCCCATGTAGAGAGCTTCCGCTGAGGTGTCCCCCGCGGAACACTGCACTGAGAGAAGCGGATCCCAATGCAGGTGGTACGCGCGTGTGACCGACGCGAGTGCCACGGCGCGCGCTATGACTATCAACTCGTCAGCGTCCAGAGGTAGGACGCGACGTGACAAGTCGACCATAAGCGCGAGCCCGTACTGTTCGGCTGTCTCTCTCTCTTCTTTGGTGCACTGCCAGACGTATGCGCTCCACCAGGTGGAGGGCACGTCGGCTGCTGAGTCGAGAGACAACGTCTCGGATGTTTTACGCCGATCCCGGCGCTCCTTTTTGGAGAGTGTCCCCTTGCGGGGCTGGCGACCGTTCCGTGAACCCTTGCTCTCTGACCGCGAGACGTCTGATGAGACGCTTTTAGAATCGAGAGAACGAAAGGCCGAGTTAGACTCAGGAACACCGTAGCGTTTAAGCTCGGGGGGGCACATCGCCTTGCCAAGTGCTGTTGGGCTTGAAGTGGAACTGCTAGCATGTCCTGCTGCACGCGCAGTCGTGCAGTCAGGGGATGTCAAACCTGAGTCACTCGTCTTCGCCTCGGCGTTGACGGGGAGCTTTGACGTGCTCCTCACGTGACCCGACCCTACCGAGTGATTCGTCTCCATATACGAACACC